GTCCGAGCTGATGACAAAGTCGGGCGAAATCGGCGAGACGCTGGACGCCGAGAAGTCCGAAGAGTACGACACGCTGGAAGGAGAAGTCGCCGAGATCGACAAGCACCTCGTGCGCCTGCGCAAGCAGGAGCAGGTCAACAAGACGGCGGCCGTCCCGGTCAACGGCAAGGACACCACCACCGGCGGCGAGTCGCGCAAGGTGACACCGATCACGGTGCGGCCGGTCGTGGACAAGGGCATCGGCTTCGCGCGCTACGCCATGGCGCTGCTGAACTGCAAGGGCAACCGCTACGAAGCGGCGCAGTACGCGCGGCAGACGTGGCCGGATCAGCCCGAAGTCGAGCAGCAGCTGCTGGCGAAGGCCGCTGTCGCAGCTGGTACGACGACAGACTCGGCGTGGGCCGGCCCGCTGGTGCCGATCACGCCGATGGTGAACGAGTTCCTGGAGCTCTTGCGCCCGCAGACGCTCATCGGTCGCATCCAGGGGCTGCGCCGGGTTCCGTTCAACGTCTCGGTCCCGAAGGCCACGAACGGCGGCGCCGTGTCGTGGGTCGGGCAGGCAAAGCCCAAGCCGGTGCGCGCGTTGGCATTCGGTACGGTCACGCTGCCCTTCGCCAAGGCGGCGGGCATCGTCGTGTTGACGAAGGAGCTGGTGAAGCTGTCCAGCCCCAGCGCACAGCAGACGGTGCGCGACACGATGGTCGACACGATGCGCGTGTTCCTCGACACGCAGTTCATCGATCCGACGGTCGCAATCTCGGCGGGCGTCTCGCCTGCTTCGATCACGAACGGCGTCACCGGCACGGCGGCATCGGGCACGGCGGAAGCCAACGCGCGCGCGGATCTTCGCGCTCGTGTCGCGGCGATGGCCGCGCTGGGATACGACGTCAGTCAGCTGACGTGGATCCTGTCCGAGTCGGTGGCGTTCACGCTCGGTACGATGGTGAACGCGCTCGGCCAGCCCGCATTTCCGGGGCTCACGGTCACGGGCGGCAACCTGCTCGGCATTCCGGCGGTGACGTCGCAGCCGACGGGCGCCCAGATCGTGCTCGCGCACGCGAGTTCGATCCTGTACGCCGATGATGGCCAGACCGAGATCGACATCAGCGAGCAGGCATCGGTGCAGATGGACGATGCGCCGACCGACCCGCTCACGTCGACGCAGGTCATGGTGTCGCTGTGGCAGGCCAACCTCGTGGGTCTCCGGTTCGACCGGTTCGCCACGTGGCTGAAGGGACGGACGGATGCAGTCGATCGCATCCACACCGTGGCATACGTCTAGGATCGAATGGGGCGGCGCCGGGAACTGCTGATCGGTTGCGGCCGGCGCCGCACCAAGACGTTGTATCTCGATGCATTCGGGCCCGAGTGGTCCGAGCTGACAACGCTGGACTTGTTTGACACGCACACGCCGGACGTGGTGTGCGATCTGGAAACCCTACCGCTCCCGTTCGCGGACGACTCATTCGATGAGATCCACGCATACGAAGTTCTGGAGCACACCGGGCGACAGGGGGATTGGCGGTTCTTCTTTGCGCAATTCGCTGACTTCTGGCGGATCCTGCGGCCCGATGGCGTGCTCTGCGGAACGTCGCCCGCCCTTGGCAGTCCGTGGCTCTGGGGCGACCCGGGCCATACGCGCGTGATCTCGCCGCAGTCATTCCTGTTTCTGGACCAGCTGCAATACGCGCAGGTGGGCACGACACCAATGACCGATTACCGCGCAGTGTATCGCGGCGACTTCGATCTCGAGGTGTCCGCGGTGAACGGCGACACGTACGGGTACATGCTGCGCGCGCACAAGCCGATCAGAGGCGCCTGATGCAAGTCATGATCGCTATTCCCAGCCATGACATGGTGCCGATGCGGTTCGCTGGCGCATTGGCCGCGCTCTGCGCGTTCCCGGGGCACGCGTTCGCGGGCACACCGGAAATCAATATCCTGCTCAACACTTACGTGTATGACGCACGCGAACGCCTGGCCGAACAGGCTGTCGCGTCTGGTGCATCGCATGTCCTGTGGATCGACTCAGACATGACGTTCCCGCGCGATGCCTTGCTTCGGCTCCTGACACATGACGTGGCTATGGTGGGGATCAACTACTCCACGCGTGTGAGTCCACCGGTGTTTGTGGCCAAGGCAAACGGTGCTCGGGTGCGTACGTCAGGCGGTTCCACAGGCCTCCAAGAGGTGGAAGGCGTGGGATTCGGGCTCGTGCTGATGCGAACCATTGTTCTGGAAATGACCATGGATGCCGGCGCGCCGATTTTTGGTCCCAAGTGGATTCCAGAGCGAAAGCAGTTTATGGGCGAGGACTTCGCGTTTTGCGAGCGCGCGCGCGCGGCGGGCGTCGCCATCTACGTCGACCACGATCTGAGCAAAGAGTGCGCGCATATTGGCGCGCGGGAATTCCGCACCAGCGATGCTCTGGAGGCAACCGCATGAAGATTCGCGCGAAGGCGAACGGAAACATCCTCGATCTGTCGGAGGACGAAGCGCGCCCACTCGTCGAGTGCGGCGTCTACGAGGTCGTGGACGAACCCGAGGCCGTGGCCGACGAGCCAAAGAAGGGCGGCCGCGCGTACAAGCGCCGCGACGTGGTGGCCGAGGACTAAGTGAAGCTGCGCGAGCGGGTGGCGCGGTGGGTCCTGAAATACTCCCCGGTGTTGGACAACCGGGGGTCTTGGTGGCCGTGGATCCATGAGCCGTATACCGGCGCGTGGCAGCGCGGCGACGAGTGGACGACGGACAGCGTTCTCGCGCATCACGCCGTCTATGCGTGCGTGACGCTGATCGCCAGCGACGTGGGCAAGCTGCGTCCGAAACTGATGGAGCAGGACGCGGACGGCATCTGGACCGAGACGCAGAGTGCTGCCTTCTCGCCGGTGCTGCGCAAGCCGAACCACTTCCAGAATCACATCCAGTTCAAAGAGTGGTGGATGATCTCGAAGCTGGCGCACGGCAACACGTATGCGCTGAAAGAGCGGGACAATCGCGGCGTAGTGCGGGCTGAGCATCTGCTCGACCCGGGCCGCGTGAAGCCGCTCGTCGCCCCTGATGGCAGCGTGTTCTACGATCTTGGCCAGGACAACCTGAGCGGCACCACGGGCAACGTGCAGGTGCCGGCCAGCGAGATCATCCATGACCGGATCAACTGCATTTTTCACCCGCTCGTAGGAACGTCGCCCATCTTCGCGTGCGGGGCTGCCGCGAATGTCGGTCTCCAGATCCAGCGGAACTCAGCCAACTTCTTCGGACGCGGCAGTAACCCGTCGGGCGTGCTGACGGCGCCGGGGCTGATCACGAAGGAGCAGTCCGCCGAAATGTCCGCGCTGTGGCTGGCGAATTTCTCAGGAGACAACGCCGGCCGCGTCGCCGTGCTCGGGAACGGGCTCAAGTTCGAACAGCTGCGCATGACGGCCGTGGATTCGCAGCTCATCGAACAACTGCGCTGGACCGCGGAGACCGTGTGTTCAGCCTTCCACGTGCCGCCGTTCAAGATCGGCGTTGGCCAGATGCCGACGTACAGCAACGGCGAGATTCTGGACGCGCGCTACTACTCCGATTGCCTGCAGAGCCATATCGAGCACTTCGAACTGGCGCAGGATGAAGGGCTGGGGCTGACCGAGGCGAAAGAGGGGAAGCAGCTCGGCGTGGAGCTCGATCTCGACGGACTGCTGCGCATGGATACCGCGACCCTGTTCGACACGCTGAGCAAGGGCGTCGGCGGCGGATTCCTGTCGCCCAACGAAGCACGGAAGAAGATCGATCAGAAGCCGCTGAAGGGCGGCCATACGGTCTATCTGCAGCAACAGAATTTCTCGCTCGAAGCGCTGGACCAGCGCGACCGCAACGACCCGTTCGCGAAGCCCGCGCCAAAGCCGGAACCAAAGCCCGACGACGACGACGATGGTGATGCAGCAGCCGAAGAGTTAAGCGCGGCCAGGCTGGTGTTCAAACAAAAAATGAGGGCGGCATGACGACTACTGAACTCGCAGCCGCTCTGGGCGCAGAGCTCCGGGCGATTCTGGACGAAGATCGGCGTGCCCACGCGGAGACGCTGCAACGTCTGCAGACCGAACTGGCAGAGCTCCGTGGCCAGCTCAGGGCCATGCCGAACGGGCCCGCAGGTCCTGGTGGCCCGCAGGGGGACCGTGGCCCTGAAGGGGTTCCAGGCCGCGACGGACGCGATGCCCTGCCTGTCCCCGGACCTCGAGGCGAGCCCGGCGCGCCAGGAAAAGACGGGCACAATGGGAAGGACGGGCGCGACGGCGTCACCGAGGAGCGCTTTCTTGCGGAATTTGACAAGCGCTTCGCAGGCGTGCAGGCAGCGTGCGACGAGCGGATCGACAAACGGATCGAACTTCGTACGGTGGTCCCGTATCTCGGTGTCTATGTGCCGGGCACGGAGTACCAGCGCGGCCGGTTCGTAACGTTCGGCGGCTCGGTCTGGCACTGCGACAAGACCACGACCGCCAAGCCCGGCGACGGCAACGATTGGACGCTGGCTGTAAAGCACGGGCGGGACGGTAGGGATCGGTAGATGCCACTGCCCACCGTCGCGGACGCGAAAGGCTATCTCCGAAAGGAGACGGACGACGAGGACGTCCTCATCGGCCAGCTGCTCGCGCGCGCGCGGACCAAGCTCGAGGGACTGATCGGCTACGCGTTCACCGCCGTGCAACGCACGTACGTGGACTACAACGGGCCGAACGCGAGCATCCTGCAACTGCCCGGGCCTTTCGCGCTGTCGCCGGCCCCGGTGGTGACCGACGTCAACGGCGTTACGATCTCGTCGACGACCTACCTACTGGATCAGGTTGGCGGCAAGATCCGCGGCAAAAGCGGTATGACATTGGGCGCCTGGCCGCTGACCGTGGTCGCGACGATCGGGCTGTCAGCCCACCCGGATTACGCAGCCAAGTATGAAACCTTCGCGTCGCTGCTCATTCTGGACCTGGTCGCGCATTACTACCAGAACCGAAACCCGGCCGTCATTTCGCAATCGGACGAGGGCGGCGCGTCGGAGAGCCTGACTCCCGACTCAATACCGCCGCGCATCGTGCAGGACATCCTCACGCTGCCCTGCACCGTCGGGCTGGTGATGGCATGAGCATATCGCGACGCAACCGGCGCGCGACGATCTACCCGTATCTGGGGACCGGGGATGGCGGGTATACGACTGCCACGTATGGGCCTGCGCGCGGTTCGTTCTGGTGCCGGTTCAGCCCCGATCTCGGCAACGAGATTACGGCGGGAGCTAAGTCCGAGCACAACGAACGCGGTCTGTTCGAGTTCGCTGATTCCGTCGTCATCGACGAAAACGATCTGATCGTCGAGAACGGCGTGCAGTGGAAGTGCGGGCCGCCGGTGCTGCGTCAGTTGTTTCGCGCGAAGGTCGTGCGCGTGTTCCGGACGTCTGACACGCCCACGCTGGCGGTGAGCTGATGGCGACTGATACCACCGGCGACCGCCAGAACACGATTCGCGATCGCATGCTGGCGTTCGTTGACGACGCGGGACGCCACATCGGCCAGTACGTCGGCACGGGCGCTAACGCGCGCATCTATCACACGCAGGCACCGGATCCTGCGACGTACCCGTACATTGTGGTGCGAAACAGCGCAGGGGAGACGGATCCCGAGTTCGCGAACCTGTTCGAAGAGTTCGACGTCGAGATCACGGTCTATCATCGTCCGCGGGGCGCGGCCGAGAAAGAGGCCGAACTGATCGCCGACTTAGCTGAGGCGGCGATCCTGACCTGGCACGAGTCGTCCGCTGCGCTGGGCCTGACGTACGGGCAGCGTCGAAAGCATCGCGAGACGCTGCGGCCCGATCCAGACGCGGAGATACGCGACCTGATCGAAGTCGAACTGGTCGTGCAGTGCGGCAGCTGGCCGAAGAAGCTCACCAACGCCTTGACGTGATCACATCCACATAGACCCCTTGGAGTTCCTTCGATGCCAATCACCGGATACACCGCCAACCTTCCGAGCGACGCCCTGCTGGACCAGGGCATCGTCATGGTGGGGAATGAGGTCATCGGCGTTACCAGGGGCGCGCCCCAGTTCAGCCCGGAATTCGAGATCGAAAACCTCGAGTTCGACGGCAAGACGGCGCCGATCAAGGGGTTGGACCGCAAGTTCCACGGTCCCGCCAAGATCAGCGGGACGCTGATCGAATTTGGCCCGTCGGCGACCGGCGAACAGATCCAGCGCCTCGAGGCCGGCATATCGGCCGCTGTGGACACCGGGACCACGCCGAACACGCTGTCGACATTCACGCCGAAGGTCGGCGGGCAGATGTACGCGTCCGGTGACTACCTCACCGACGTGCGGATCATCTTCGAGCGCGCGATCGCGGCCGGCGCCGG